ATGTTAATGGATTATTATAACAATGTAATTTTTGTAAAGACGGAGGGAGTGCTGGCAAAGATGTTAATGGATTATTATAACAATGTAATTTTTGTAAAGACGGAGGGAGTGCTGGCAAAGATGTTAATGGATTATTATAACAATGTAATTTTTGTAAAGACGGATGAAGTATTGGCAAGGATGATAATTGATTGCAATAACAACACAATCTTTGTAAAGAGAGGGGGAGTTCTGGCAAAGCAATTAATTGATTAAAAGAACAATCTAATGATTTTAAATGATAAAAACGTTCTAATGAAGGTAAATACGTAAGCGATTTTTTTGAAACATCTATTATTTCAATATTGTCTGGTAAAGAACGGAAATATTCTTTAATGTTAAATGTTGTCATGGTTGTGATTGCTGCAGTTATTTTGAGGGAGGGGGAATAAAAAAATCTTTTATTTACCAATGAGTTAATACATCATCTAATTCTTCTTCTGTCAAGTCTTCACTTGTATCTAATAATTCATTGAATTTCGATGGGTGATACATTTTTTCTATCTTCGGTAATCTTACTTTTAACCATAACCATTTACGGAATTTCGCCTTGTATTTTAAGCAATAAAACAACATTTTAAAATGTTCCAAACACTGAAATGATTTATTTATCTTGTTTCTGGTTTCTTTTGTTAATTCATTTGCTGATGTGGGCATTTTCATTGATATGGGAAATAAATTATTTTTACAACATAATCTTTCTAAAGACGGAGGAAGTGCAGGCAAAGAAGTTAATTGATTATAAGAACAATGTAAGTATTGTAAAGACAAAGGGAGTTCAGGCAAAGAGGTTAATTGATTATGAGAACAAAATAATCTTTCTAAAGACAGAGGAAGTGCAGGCAATGATGTTAATTGATTACCATAACAATGTAAGTATTGTAAAGAGGAATTGAGTTCTGGCAATAATTTTAATTGATTATATGAACATTTTAATACTTGTAAAGACGAAGGAAGGGTTGGCAAGGAGGTTAATGGATTATCATCGCACCATAATAATTGTAAAGACGAAGAAAGGGTTGGCAAGGTGGTTAATTGATTATATGAACATCCTAATTCTTGTAAAGACGGAGGAAGTGATGGTAAATAGGTTATTTGATTATTATCACACCATAATACTTGTAAAGACGAAGGTAGGGTTGGCAAGGAGGTTAATTGATTATGAAAACAATACAATTATTGTAAAGATGGAGGAAGTGTTGGCAAATAGGTTAGTTGATTATTACCACACCGTAATACTTGTAAAGATGAAGGAAGGGTTGGCAAGGTGGTTAAACGATTATCACAGCATTTTAATACTTTTAAATTATGAAAACGTTCTAAAGAGGGTAAATATGTTAACGACATACTTGAAACATATATTGATTCAATATCATCTGGTAAAGAACGAATAGTTTCTTCAATGTTAAATGTTGTCATGGTTGCGGTTATTTGAATGGGGTTAAAAAAAATATTTCATTTTTTGAATACCGCCCTCCCCCTCTATCCAAAACATTTACGCAATCCATAACGATTGTTTTAGGTCGTTTGTTTCAAAATGATGGGGAAGATGGAAAGGGTAGACGTAATAGATGTCTCTCACTTGATACATTTTGCCGACTTGTTCCAACCTATGCACCAGATAAGGGTCGCGGTTTGATTCCCGCATTAAAATTACCATGACACCCTTTTCACCGTGAATTTGACAACGACCGAACATCCATTGGGATGCCAAAGTGTTCAAAGATGGTTTGAAGCAGGCCTAGTTTGATGGGTTGAGTTGCCTCATATAGTTTTTCTTCAAGGAGCGGATAATTTCCTTTTAGTCCCGAGAGAAGGTTGGTAAAACTAAATCTTTTTTTTATTATACCAAGGAAGTATGACCATAATGTAGTGGATGACATAATGATGCAGTCATCCTCCAATACGTGGTTGTTGGAACTTAACAACGGCCCCAATGTGTCTTTTTCTCTCTTATGCCGATGAATAAGACCACACTTGTGTTGAAAATTATAGTCGTCAAACATTTTATTCAACATTCTAGAAAAAAAACATTCATTTTTATGTATCTTCTACGTCAAATCCCCATCCTGCCCAGTTCTTCATGTTACGTGGGTGCCAACGATTTTCCATGAGTTCGCGCTTCAATTCACTTTTGGAAAACCAAGTGGTTAATGGTTGAAATAATTGGTCTTGTATGTATTTTTCACGTCCGATTGACATGTTGTTCCAACTTAACCCATACCAATCCCATGGTTTATCTATATGTTTCTGTACAATGTCCCAAGTGATATTTGGATTAAAACTTAATCCATACCAATTCCAAGGGTGTTCCGGATGTTTCTGCACAATGTCCATGGTGATGGTTAGATTGTAACTTAACCCTTTCCAATCCCAAGGTTTTTCAAGATGTTTCAAGACAATGTCATAACTGACAAAACGGTGATTATAACTTAATATTGTCCAATTCCATGGTATCTCCGGATGTTTCTGCACGATGTCCCATGTGATGTTTGGATTACTACTTAATCCATTCCAATTCCATGGTTTATCCGGATGTTTCTGCACAATATCCATGGTAATGTTTGGATTACCACTCAATTTATCCCAATCCCATGGTTTATCAGGATGTTTCTCTACCATATCCCAAGGAGCGCCCCAACTTAAAAACCCCCAATCCCACAGTTTATCAGGATGTTTCTGCACAATCTCATGAGGGATGACCCAACTTAATCCATCCCAATCCCATGGTATCTCCGGATGTTTCTGCACAATATCCCATGTTACGACATTGGGATTATGACTTAATGCTTCCCAATCCCATGATTTATCCGGATGTTTCTGCACAATATCCCATGTTACGACATTGGGATTATGACTTAATGCTTCCCAATCCCATGATTTATCCGGATGTTTCTGCACAATATCCCAGGTTACAACATTAAAATTGCCACATAATTCTTCCCAATCCCAAGGTTTTTCTGGATGGTTCTGCACGATGTTCCAGGTAATATTGGGGTTTCGACTTAACCCACTCCAAATCCATTGTTTTTCAGGATGATCCAGAATAAATTGGAAATAATTATGGTGCCATTTTTCAACAATTTCATCATATATCTTGCACTTATCCATATACCTCCTATTTGGATGTCCTTATTTCTTTCTATTTATTATAATAAAAAACAATTTAAATACCCCCCCCCACACAATGTGAAGGGACCTATATAAAAAAAATGAAATACATTGTGGATAAACCATCATCATTCTAGTGACACAATCATGGATCTAAATCAGCGTAAAATGAATAAAACCGAATGGATATCTATTGAAGTACCTATTTCCAAACAAGAAAAAGATGTGCTTACCATGATTATTCAAGGATATCAAAATGTCAATATACGAATGAATAATCACCTTTCACTCTTTACATTTTTAAAAATGGAATATACCGAAAAAATCGAAGACTTCTTGTTTCAAAAATTTTTGCGCAGTTCTTGCGACGAAATCGAAACAAAAATGGCAGAACTTGTCCCCAATTATAAACGACGCAATATCACAAGCATCGTCAAATTGAATTCCATTGACCGTCTTCGTCTCAACCGTTTTGATACCAATCCACTCAACAAGGATGAGGTATATGATTATGTTCTTCTCCAATGTTTGGAAAAAATGGTTGCCAGTAAAAAAGACACAGAGTTTCATCATTATTATTTCACATTGTATTCCTTGGTGCAAAATAATGTAGCATTGGTAAATCGACATCTGGTGGATATTATTCACACTGCATTGATGATTTTGCAAGATAAAATCGACCTCTTTGTGTTATTGCAAAACAGTTGCCATTTATTGGAGAAAAACAAATTGTTACTCAAATACGATGACCTGAAACTATACGAACATCAAAAAAAAATATTCACTGTGATGAAACAACCAGGACCCAAACTGGTCCTATATATTGCTCCCACTGGCACTGGAAAAACATTGACACCCATCGCCTTGTCTGAAACCAACAAAATTATCTTTGTTTGTGCAGCACGACATGTTGGATTAGCATTGGCCAAATCCGCCATTTCCATGCAGAAAAAAGTCGCTTTTGCCTTTGGATGCTCTAGTGCCGATGATATTCGACTACATTATTATGCAGCCAAGGAATTCACGAGAAATAAACGAAGTGGTGGAGTAGGCAAAGTGGATAATAGTGTGGGGGACAATGTGGAAATCATGATTTGTGATATTCGTTCCTATGTGTATGCCATGTATTATATGATGGCATTCTTTCCACCCGAAAACATTATCTTATACTGGGATGAACCCACCATCACCATGGATTATACGGATCATGCATTTCACAAAACCATTCGCCGAAATTGGAAGCAAAATCAGATACCCAATGTCGTCCTTTCTTCGGCAACCCTTCCTAAATTGAAAGAATGGACAGAAACGGTACCTGACTTCCTCAGTCGTTTTGCGGGAGCGGAAATATGTGAGATTGTCAGTCACGAATGTCGAAAATCTATTCCACTTTTGAATAAAGACGGATATGTCGTATTGCCACATACGTTAGAAGAAGACTTTGATAAAATGAAAGAAATCGTGTCACATTGTTTAGAAAATGCCACCTTGTTACGCTATTTCGACTTGAAAGAAGTGGTGACGTTTATCGAATATATGAATACCAAAATCACAACTACACAATCCTATCGTCGTTATTTTGATAGCGTAAAAGATATCACCATGCAAAATATCAAAATGTATTATCTGCAATTGCTACATACAATGACGAGAGAAGAATGGACGAATGTCTATAGTCATTTTCAATCAGTTCAACAACCACGTATTGTTGAAAACACAAGAGTGGATACAAAGGGAAATCCAATCACAAAAATCCAAAGTTTATCATCGTTGTCATCTTACAAATTAGGCGGCACACCTATCACCAAATTGGCCAGCGAACATTATGTATATAAAGATGATAAACACACGACAACTGCAGGAACATCCGGTGTATATGTGACAACCAAAGACGCTTATACATTGACGGATGGACCCACCATTTTCATCACCAATGACGTAGAAAAGGTCGCCAAATTTTGTATACAACAGGCGAATATTCCAGATGTAGTTATGGATGATATTATGAAAAAAATAGAATTTAATAATGTAGTAAATGAAAAATTATGGGAATTAGAGTCGGCGTTGGAAGTATGGAAAGAAACCGTCGATAAAAAAGCAAAAAATGAAGTGTCTGCATTTCACGAAGGATGGAAAGTAAATGGGAGAAATAAGGGACAAAAAACAAACAAATTAAATAAAGATATTCCCGAGAATAAACAAATGAATAATGCTTGCGCCAAATTGACACAAGAAATTGACGCATGTCGTGCAATAATTAAATCCGTAATGCTGAATGATATCTTTGTCCCCAATAAAAAACCCCATTTGGATAAATGGGCGCCACCTTTGGGAATGGCCATACCCTTCACCAGCACCATGGATGAAGAAACCGTATGTGATATCATGGCACTCAAACACGTGGATGATAAATGGAAGATTTTATTGATGATGGGGATTGGCGTCTTCATGAATCATGAAAATATCACTTACATGGAAATCATGAAGAAATTAGCGGATCAACAAAAATTATACATGATTATTGCAACCAGCGATTACATTTATGGAACCAATTATCAATTTTGTCATTGTTTCTTAAGCAAGGATTTAGATTTAACACAAGAAAAAATCATACAAGCAATGGGACGAGTTGGACGAAACAACATTCAACATACCTATACCATTCGATTTCGTGACAATCGTTCCATTTATACATTGTTTTCACAACATGCCGACAAACCAGAAATCGTCAATTTAAATCGTCTGTTCAATAGCAAAAAAGTCGTTTGGCAAAATGGCGAATATATTGAAGTAGAAGAAGGGGAAGAAGAAGATACAGATGCGTTTATAGACGATATCGATGTAAAAGAAGTATTTACTCCCTATCAAGAAGAGGAAGACACCATACATGAAGACGGGGAGTATTCGCCACATGCATGATGATGTCATGACCCGTTGTTTAATTTTGTTTGAAGTTAGAGAGAAAATAGGTATATTTATAACTTTATAACTTGAATGATTGAAGAATACTTTGAATTAAATAAAAAATATCAATCAGAATATGGAGAGAAAACGATATTGTTGATGCAAGTTGGTTCTTTTTTTGAAGTATATGGACTACACTCTAATAAAAAAACCATCACGGATTTCTCTCAAATATGTGAATTAAATGTTGTAGAAAAAAACAAGCGTATTGGAGAAGACAATGTTTGGATGGCCGGTTTCAAAGATGTGCAAATTGAAAAATATGTAAAAAAAATACAAAATGCTGGATATACAGCGGTTGTATTTACTCAAGACGAAGCCGCAAAAAATACAACTCGCAGTTTAGCAGGCGTTTTCTCTCCAGGAACATATTTCCAAACAGAAGACTCCAATGTTCTTACAAATTCAACCACTTGTATATGGGTTGAATATGTTGAAAATCACTTCATTTTAAAAGGTAAATATGTTATCATTGGAATCGCCAATGTGGATATTTATACTGGACATACCCATTTATTTCAATATAAAGAAAATTATATTACCAACAATCCGTCAATATACGATGAATTGGAGAGATTTATTTCCATTCATCAACCGAATGAAGTAGTGTTGATTTCCAATGTACCGTCAGAACAGGATTTGGATTTTATTATACGATGCGCTGGTATTCAATGTGGCCTTATACATAAAATATATACAGAAGGGGGGACAAAGGGGGGAGAATCCAAAAACGCAGAATATGAAAAGAAAATGATAAAAATTAAAAATTGTGAAAAACAATCGTATCAAAAACAAGTTTTGACTACTTTTTTTCCCCAATTGTCGCCACTCTTTTATGATAAATTATATACACAACCATTGGCAAATCAAGCCTTTTGTTTTTTGTTAGATTTTATTCATCAACATAACCCACCCTTGGTAAATCATTTGTCCGAACCGATATTCGAAAATAAACAAAATACGCTCCTATTAGCCAATCATAGTTTGAAACAATTGAATATATTGAATGATGGCAACGTAAAACCAGGGAAATTTTCAAGCATATCACATTTATTGAACGATTGTTTCACTCCCATGGGAAAAAGACATTTTTCTTATATGTTAATGCACCCCACTTATGATATTGCCTTTTTGCGTCAGGAGTATGACACGATGGAATATTTCATGCATTTACAACAACAACACGCGGAAGAGGATAAAAACATTAGCACATATCTCTCTACCATCAAAGACATTTCGAAATGGTTGCGACAAATTTTACTCAAGAAAATGCCACCAAAAACGATATGTCAATTGTATGACACGATTTGCACCATCGTGCCTATGTATGAGACATTGAATGCCATGGATCATGAAAAAAAATTATCTACTTATTTGCAATCCACGGAGAAGTGTGTATTGCAAGCTTGTCAATCACTTCAATTATTTATTGAAAAAACGATTGATTTTACCTTGGCCAAAGAGGTGGATTTGCAGAACATTGAAACGAATTTTATTCGGCGTAACTTGGATGCGGAATTGGATGAAATATCACAACAATTGACCGACAATGAGAATAAATTAAATGCGATTATTGAATATTTTAATGGGTTCATCCGATTGCGAGAGAAAAAAACCAGTAAAAGTGCGGATAAATCGATGGAATATGTGAAATTAAACGAAACAGAAAAAAACAATTTTTCCATCTTATTGACGCAGCGACGATGTAAATTGTTGGAAGAATCGCTTCCAGAAAAAGAACAAGTTGTATGTCTCACTTATAACAAAGACAAACAATTTGATTTTCGAATAGGTAAAAAATTGTTCAGTTATGATAAACAAACCGCGTCCAATTATTCCATTACAGATGTGCAAATAACCAGTATATGTAAGAATATCTCATCCTTGAAAACAGCCTTGAAACAATTGGTTTTGAAAGTATATTACGGATTTTTAGAAAAATTTGACGATTATTATGTGGCATTGGATGTTATTGTAAACTATGTTACACGTGTAGATATATTATATACAAAATGTTGGTTGGCTAAAAAATATAAATATTGCAAACCTCAATTGGTGGAAAATCACGACAAGTCTTTTGTAAATGCAAAAGGATTGCGTCATTGTCTATTGGAGCGTTTTTCCATGGACGAATTATACATCACTAATGACCTTGTTTTGGGTGAGGAAAATACAGACGGTATTTTGTTATATGGCACCAATGCAGTTGGAAAAACCACTATCATTAAAGCCTTGGGGATTTCAGTTATCTTGGCACAGGCAGGCATGTATGTACCTTGCACCTCTTTCACTTATGCGCCTTATCATAGCATATTTACACGTATTATTGGAAATGATAATATATTTAAAGGTCTATCCACGTTTGCCGTGGAAATGTCCGAACTACGCACCATATTTCAATCCTGTGATGCACATAGCTTGATATTAGGGGATGAATTGTGTTCTGGAACAGAGACACAAAGTGCGATTAGTATTTTTGTGGCAGGTATTCAAAAAATATATAAAAATCGTAGTAGTTTTTTATTTGCCACACACTTACATGAAATCGTAGAATATGAAGAAGTCCAATCATTGGAACGTGTGAAATTAAAGCACATGTCGGTGATATATAATAAAGAGAGTGATAAATTGATATATCAGCGAAAAATTCAAGACGGTTCGGGTGATAAAACATATGGACTAGAAGTATGCAAATCACTTGGATTGCCTCGTGACTTTATGGAGGCGGCCTATGAAATTCGCAATAAATATCATTCCAATAATCCTAGTATACTTTCTCTCAAAACTTCCAAATATAATGCAAATAAAATCGTGGGTATTTGCGAGAAATGTGGAAAAAAACGCGGTACAGAAGTGCATCATATTGAACCACAAAAAAAAGCAGGAATAGATGGATATATATCCACCTCTCATGCGACTTTTCATAAAAATACCCTTGCCAATTTGAAGACATTGTGTGAAGAATGTCATCGCAAAGAACATGTCATATGGTAAAGTTATGTGTATATAACAATCAAATAATATTATGTTAATATATGACAGATTGGACATTACAAACCGGTCCGAGTGGTAATAATTGGACAAGTGTTACGTATGGAAATGGATTATTTGTTGCTGTTGCTAATTCGGGTGATAGTAATCGTGTTATGACCAGTTTAAATGGGATAAATTGGACTCCTAGGTCATTAGACAATACAAACAATTGGACGAGTGTTACGTATGGAACGATTGGTGGCAATGGTTTATTTGCCGCAGTTGCCAATTCTGGAACATCTTTACGTGTAATGACTAGTTCAGATGGAATAACATGGACATCTTATATGCCCACTGCTAGTCAGTCTTGGCGGAGCATCACATATGGCAACGGAATATTTGTGGCAGTTTCTTCCACTTCATTAAATAGAGCAATGACCAGTTCCGATGGAACTACTTGGGTTGCCACTGATACATTTTTAGGAGGCAGTTGGACAAGTATTGCTTATGGCAATAGTGTTTTTGCAGTCGTGGGCGGAGGAACGAGTGTGATGACCAGCACCAATGGAACCACTTGGATACGTCGAACATCTGCAGCAAGCAATTCATGGACGAGTGTTACGTATGGCAATGCATTATTTGTTGCCGTATCTAATTCGGGAACCGGAAATCGCGTGATGACCAGTCCCGACGGAATCACTTGGACTTCTCGAACTTCCGCAGCAGATAATAATTGGACGAGTGTTACGTATGGTAATGGATTATTTGTTGCTGTTTCCAATTCGGGAACCGGAAATCGTGTGATGACTAGTTCCGATGGAATTACATGGACATTGCAAACTTCTGCAGCAGATATTAATTGGACGAGTGTTGCGTATGGCAATGGATTATTTGCAGCAGTATCCAGCACAAATGGCACGACCGAATACAATATCATGACAGGTGTAGATAATAGTTGTTTTGCAAAGGGTTCGCAAGTTTTGTTGGCGACGGAGGAATATAAATGCATTGAATTGTTACAACCAGGTGATAATGTGAGAATTTATCCACATGGAGAGAAACGAATTAAATGTGGGAAGTAAATTGTTTTCTAATAGTAGCACGAATGAATATATGTGTATGTATCACGACAAAAGAACCAATTTAATCATTTCTGGTGGTCATTCCATTTTAGTGGATGCATTGACACCTTCTCAAGAAAAAGCACAACGAGATATAGGATTTATAGATAAAAAAATTGAAGATAAATATATGTTATTGGCATGCAATTCGGAATGGTTTGAAAAAATGGAAGTAAATAACGAGGTAATGGAAATTTATCATCTTTGCTTAGAAAGCGAAGATGAATTGGCACAATTTGGCATATGGGTAAATGACACCTTAACAGAAACTAGTTCTATTCAACATTTTTTGTCGAAGTTTCTGTGATAACTAGTTTTTAGATATACTTTAAATCTAAATGACAATAAAAAATTACAAGTTACAAATTACTATACTACTCTACATTAACCTATAATTTCTATTTACACGCTAATTACTTCAGGTTCAGGTTCTACAATATGAATCTGTTTCTGTAGGGAGATTTTTAACACATCCAAAATCTCGCTTACAACATTCTTCAAGCTTTCGATTTCGGTTTTTTGCGTGATGATTAGTTTTTCCAAATATGCACAATTATCGACCACTTGATGGATGTTCATATGCGTATTTTGAACTGGACTTTTATTCTTTAAACAAATCCAATACTCTTCCTTACTCACGTGAAGGTGATACGGAACCTCCTTTTCGACGCAATCCCACACAGGATGTATGTACATAGGTGGTTGTCGTTGTGGTAAGAAATGCACGAATGCAGAACGAAACGCACCAGGTTCTATAACCTTTTGAAATCCTTTGGATTTGTTGATTGGTGTAAAATCTACACGTGCAACAAATCCTACACGCAAATTATTCATAATGAATCGAATACTCTCCTCATTATGATATATGCTAACACGCGGAATATAGATAGAGCTCATGTTCATGTTCATTGTTGTTGATAGTGATGTCATTGGTGACGACATTTCGTTGTTTGTCAAAATTCATTTCATTTTTTTTTAGAATGCACGAAGGAAGGAACCATTCTACATAGGTGCCGTTTTATTTGCAATGTATAATTTGTGACGCAATTGTGTATATATTTCTTGATTGATGCTTTTAATTTTGGGTTTGGGCAAAGTATGAATACCTAAATACTGTTTGATTACCTTAAGTTCATCACCATCACATTCTTTCAACTTTTCTAGTGCTTGAATTTCAGTGTAATCTGTTTGGCAAATAATTTTTTGCACTTTTGCGACATCATCATTGTCCATGAATATGTATGTATTAGGCATGTTATAATATTTTTATATTTTAGACGATTTATATCTATACCACCGTTAATTAATTATAAATCATCTTAAACAAATAACACTATGTTATAGTAACATTGCTTGTGTATGTCTCTTGAGAACTACGGCATAACTGAACTTATGGCAGAAATAGAAGTGGTAATCAAAGCAGGCGTTCAAAAAATAGTAAAAAAACAATTAAAACGAAATCGATTGTTGGAAAAAACACATCGAAAAATTATGAAGTTGCCAAGTGTATTAAAGGAATTGAAAGCATTGAAATTGAAAACGGATGTTATAAAAAAGTCCAACGACAAAGAATGTATGCAACTTATATTGAAACGTTTGGATGCAATAGAAAAAAATAATCTAAACAGAGTATCCGTTGTGGAAGCAGTTGATAAAAAAGAAAATAAAATCATAGAAATAAAAAAAATACACATCAAAAAAGAAGTCGAACCAGAAAAGGAACCAATACAATTGAATATCATTGAACAAGAAATAGAAGAGGAAGCAGAAGAGGAAGCAGAAGAAGACGTAGAAGAAGACGTAGAAGAGGATGCGGAAGCTGAAGACGTAGAAGACGTAGAAGCAGAAGAAGCAGAAGATGCAGAAGCAGAAGAAGCAGAAGATGCAGAAGAAGAGGAAGCAGCAGCAGAGGAAGCAGACGCAGAAGCAGACGCAGAAGAGGAAGCAGAAGAGGATGCAGATGTAGAAGCAGAAGCGGAGGAAAAAGCAGCAGAGGAAGAGGAAGAATATTTTGAAATTGAAATTGATGATATTACTTATTTTACAAATGATGAAGTAAATGGATTTATATATGATACAACAGAAGACGGATATTTGGGTGATAAGGTAGGTGTATTAAAGGATGGCGAACCGAACTTTTATTAGATTCTAATATAAATACATAAATCATATAAGTATATATGAAAAATATATTGTCTGTTAATTCTGTTTATCAGTGCATTTACTGTAATTTAAATGGGTTTTTTTGTTATACGCCAGATGGAGCTGATTTTGAAACATGTCCATGCTGTGGTAAAGATGATTTTTTGAATACAATAACCTATAAAGATTATCCTACAAAATATGATTTTTTATTTGAAACCGAATTTGAAGATGATATGAGAAATAAATATCGGTATTGTGACAGTTGTCATATAATTTTTCAATTAGGTTGCATGCATTATAACGGAGGATGTACAAGTAATGTATTTAATTGTCATTTTATAAAAAAATGGAAACATAAAGTAAACAATATTGAGTATAAAGGAATGCCAATATTTGACAATGAAGATGATTGGTTTAATAATGTGAATAATGTTGAAGTTTTACAAATGTATTGTCCTCATAATAAAAACAAATGTAAAAATTCATATCATAATAATGAAGACAAATGCGAACTATAAATTGTCCCAATGGTATAAATTGAAAAAAATGAAATTTTTTTTTCAATTTAAATAACGGCAACTATGACAACATTTAACATTGAAGAATATCTCCATTCTTTACCAGATGATATTGAAATAATAGATGTTTCAAAAAAATCGCTTACGTATTTACCGTCGTTAGAACGTTTTTATAATCTAAAACAGTTAGATTGTTCTTATAACCAATTAACCACCTTGCCTACACTTCCTCCGTCTTTAAAAATATTAGTTTGTTATAATAATCAATTAACCTCTTTGCCTACACTTCCTCCGTCTTTACAATATTTTAGTTGTTCTTATAATTCATTAACCTCCTTGCCAAATCTTAATCCGTGTTTAGAAAAATTAATTTGTAAACATAATAAATTAACCTCTTTGCCAACACTCAATTTATCTTTAGAAGTCTTATTGTGTTCTCAGAATCAATT